ATAACCATATATATCATCTCCTATTAAGCGAGTTAATTGCCCCCAATTGGCAGGCATATATATTATAGCATAGAGGATTGATCTTGTCAAGCACTCCTATCTGGACTCGAACCAAAAATGACGGTACCAAAAACCGTAGTGTTGCCAATTACACCATAGGAGTATGCGGTAAAGCAGATCATTACTTTACCTAGTCACAACAGGATTCGAACCTGCATCTCTTCTTATGGCCATCTGCTGCAGCAGTTTTGTAGACCATATAGCGTATTGCCAAATTATACTATGCAACTTGTGCTCCCCGTAGGACTTGAACCTACACTGAACGGTGTTTGAAGCCGTTGCCTCTGCCATTGGGCTAGAAGAGCTGGGGTGCACGAGGGGAATTGAACCCCCATTCCTTGGACCACAACCAAGCGTTCTACCATTGAACTACGTACACAGTGGAAGTGGTCAGATTCGAACTGACTTAGGTGCACCCAACGGTTTTACAGACCGCCTCGCCTCTCCAACTGCGACGCACTTCCTTGGTACCAATAGCAAGATTCGAACTTACAACCCCTTCTTTCGTAGAGAAGTGCTCTTCCGTTGAGCTATATTGGTATCGCCCCCCACCTAAGAATCGAACTCAGACCAACAGGTTTGGAAGCTGTTGTGCTACCACTACACCAGTGAGGATTATATAAATATTAAGTTATAGATTGATTTGATTTATAGTGAGCGAATGCTCTGGAGGCTGGCTTGATGTTGCCACGAGTGTGCCAAGCTATATCGCTGTCGCAATTGCTGGTTTGACTTCATAGTTATCTCCATAGATATATTGTAGCATAGATTTATTTTTATTGCAAGTGACCCCAACGGGATTCGAACCCGTGCTGCCGCCGTGAAAGGGCGGTGTCCTAGGCCTCTAAACGATGGGGCCAGGTTTATATAATATCAGATTTAAATGTTTAAGTCAATAGATCTGGACTTGGTATAATCTTTGCCAAAGTCTGAGAATAAGGCCTTGTCTGTCTCACGCTGTGCGATTTTACGTGACCAGGAGTATCCTGCATCCCCACCCCAGGCTAACCACATGATATAGCCATTAGAAGGATTTGCTGAGTTACCCCAGTCCTTGCCCTTCTTGTCTACCTCGTGACGTGAGAAGTATGAATACATTCTCTTTACCGTACTAAGCGAGAGTGTCTCTCCATTAGCCAATTGTCTAGCTCTTGTCCATCCAACTGAGGTTCCAGCTCCATTGGCTTTTCCGTCTTCTTTAAACTTAATAGCACGACGAGCAGCAGACCTGGCACCAGTAGGAGGAGAATAGCCATCGGCCTTTTCCATAGAATCGTTTTCATAAATTACATCGTCCTCATCTTCAAATAAATCATCTGCCTTATTGGCAGGAACACAGTTAGGAACCATACGTCCGTCTTTTGGCTTCATGCCACGCTGTACGTAGCCTTCCCAACAAGCCTTTTCTACTGCCTCTTCTGGGCAACAGTTCATATCTTCTGACATTAGCCCATTCCTTCTGTATCTTCTAGCTCAATGCTAGAGCGTAGCATCCAGCAAAACTTTTGTGCTGCAGTTTGTCTTGCAGCCAAGAAATCCATAACACCGTTTTCTCTTGCTGAATTAGCAAGTCCGCCAGCTTCCTTTAGATCCTCGATGTGCTTTTCCATTTCATTGTATAGATCAACAAGCATTGGCTCAGGCTTACCAACAATTACTGGCTCACCAATAGTTGATAAGTCGAAGAAGTCTGCTACTCTGTAAGGCGAGTAGGTCTTGAATATGCGTAGCCACTCTGCATATGTGTCTGTCGCATCCCCAAAGTCTTCATAGATTGCTCCAAAGAAGTCGTGGTATTGCTTGAAGTCATCGCTTTCTACATTCCAATGATACCCCTGAGCCTTAAAGGTAAGGGCAACGTTATCTGCGAGCAGTGATTTTAGCTTTGCTATTAATTGTTCCATTAGAAAAGTATACCATATATTGGCCTAGCCTCATTATGCTATACTAAATTGTGATAAAAATAGAAGACATAGCCAGTGCTATCAATGATAGAAAAATAATCTTTGTTAAATCAGTAATTGATGATCTACCAACTTGGAATGATTTCCTAGAAATCTACCTGAAGGCATTGGCCAACAATGGGGTAAGGTTTCAGTCATTCGCATCATCAGCCGTAGATAATTCTGAAAGGTACACCAAGTCACTAGATAAACTAGTAGAGACAGTATCTGACCTGCATCATGGCAAAAAGATTGCAGCCCTATCAATCTTCCATATGCTAAATGCTACAGACAATACGGTCCCAGAAGCTGCAGAAGACTTTTCCAGACTATTTTTCAATTCAAACCCTAGTGAGATACCCCAGGAATTTGATTTCAGTTTACTGGTCCCAACTAGGCACTCAGACCCAGTAGATGGATTCTATATTCAGTGCAACGGAACCACAACCTGGAGAGCCTTTTATGAAGATAACGTAGAAGAGTTTAATGTTGAGCCAGGAGATATGCTTTTTATCCCAAAGGGAATAGATCATAGCGTTGAGTCCACCTCAGTACGCAATGCCGTCTCAATATCTTTTACAGATGACTAACCAAAGTTAGGTGCAAAAACATCCTTCAGCTTTGGCTGATAATAAGTAGTCTGATCAATCAGGGTATTTCTGTGCTCTCGCTCTGCCGTAGTTATCTCATTGAAGAAAGATACCATGGTTATTCTTGTTCCAGATATTACTGGGTGAACTTTATGCTCGTAGCTATACCCCGAAGGAAACATAAAAAGCTGACCAGCCTTTGGCTTTATGGTTACACCAAAATGAATAAACTCTAGCTCTCCACCTTCGTAATCATCGTTAGGATAGTAAACCATAGATGCTGTTCTTGGAGTTGCAAATGAGTCATCTGAGTGAGATCCAAAGAATTCGCCAGGACCAGTAAACTTGGTTATTCTAAGAGACTCTCTGCTTCGTGGATCTAGATTCCAGTGAGACAGGTAGGAGTCTATAACATCTCCTATAGCACCTGAGACTGTAGTATCATTCCAGATCCAACAGGTCTGACTTCTCTTGCCAGTATCCGAATCTAAGTAATCTTCTCTTACCCACTCAGTATTGTCAGGACTGTTATTCTCAGCCCAATACTCTTTAGAGTCTATCTTATTAAAAAAGTCTGCAGAGTCTTCCCATACATCACTATATATGTGTACACCAGGTATTGGTGACTCAAAGCTATACTTATTTCCCTTAGTGCTCGTCGTGACACCATTCCGATGATCGTTAATCTTGTCAATGTACATTATATAATCCTATCCGTAACACAATTCTATCATAATTTAATATATGAAGTTTCTTGGCTTCCTAAGTTGTTTCTTAATTTTTCTAAGCCTATAGTATTTAATAATTTTCTTAAACATTTAGCCAACCTAGCTCACCTATTTTTGATACAAATTTATGGTGCCAGTACTCGTGGAATAAAATTCCAGAATGACCATCTCGCCTATCTATATCGTGTTTTTGTATTTTTCCATCTGGCCTAGCAGCCTCTACAAATGAATCAAATTCCTCTTCTGTTAACTCGATATAGTTATTAGATATATTTAGCATCCCAAAATTCTTAGAATCTATTGGGTCCCAGCTAGACCATAAGATCTTTACCCCATGCTCAGCACAATACTGCTCAAACATCTTCCATCCAAAAGCAAACTCAATCATGGACCTTCTATGTTCGCTAACAGTTAGGGGCCTAGAAAAGATATCCTTTTCATGGCTATGGAAACTGTCCTTGTTCTGGCCGCTCGGATAACGCTGTACATAAAACCACCTAGAGTCATCATTTGACCAATCCCAAAACCTAGAGGCATTTGGCAGCATAACAAAAAGGTAGTCTGGAAAACCATATTTTTTTACATATGTCATGAAGTTTGTTACAACTTTTTGCCACCCATAACCAGCTCTAGCTATGCTCATAAAGCCGCTAACATCATTATTTTTAGATATTTGATTAAAGACTGTCTTGGACCACACTGTCTCTAGAGGCGATCCTACCCCCTCAGTCTGCGAACACCCAGCAAAAAGAATATTTATTCTATCATCGCTTATTTCAAAATTGTCGGACCTGAATCCCTCACGGTTGTAGACATACTCTACCTCTCCGTCATCCTCTATCACGCCTAGCTCCGATTGCAACATTGAATAAGTTGCAGAGTAATCTCCACTATCGCTCCAGGCCATCCACGTTCTGTCAAAATCCTGTCCAAATATATCTGGAATCATATTGAAAATATTGTTTCCATTTTTGTCGTTTGGATTAATAATAAAGTCTGAGTATCCCATATTTTTAGCCATTTCTTCTAAGGTAGATATCATTAAAGCCTACTTGGTGCAGGGCTATTGCGTCTACTGACCAATTTTTATTAAACTTAAGGAACTCATTTACAGAGTTGTAGGTTCCATATGGTATGTTTAAAATTACACCGTCAAAGTACGTGTAGTCATTTACCCCGATAAGTCCACCCACTTTTACCATCTTAGATACAGTCGCAAGCATCTCTCTTGTATGAAATCTTTCGTTTTCAGTATCTATATAAATATAGTCATAGTCAGAGTCATTGGGTAGAATCCCTGGAGCCTCGCCCTTGATGGTCTTTACATTGTTATACTTGGAGAACTGATCAATGATGTATTGCTCATGCGTGTCTGAGTCATATAGTCTCTCGTGCTTCATACCGTCGCACATGCACTGTCCAAGCCTTAAGTCTGTCCAGCACTTTAGTTCGTTGTCGTATAGATCAACCAGCTCAGTTGATGTAGGGTTTGTGGTTTTGCAGACTATGTCTGAGTAGTAGCCCCAAGCAACGCCTATCTCCATCCACTTCATTCCCTGTGGCAGGGTTTTTACATATTCTTCTCTAGATGAATAGATTTTTGCACCATTTAACTGGCTTTGGTCTATTATCCAACTGCTCTCAACTTGGTCATCTGTGAAGTACTTTACTTCTTCTGGGCCAAGGCACGGCATTGGTAATCTGCTGGGCATTACAGTTCCTGTCTTTGATTAAATTATAGCATAAGGCAGGCCACATAAGTGACCTGCCCTAATAAAAGCTATACGCCTACTTCTTGGTGGTCTTCTTGACTGGTGCCTTCTTTGGCGTAGCCTTAGAAAGTGCAGCCTCCACCTCTTCAGCCTTTGGAGTGCGTCCAAAAGCCTTATCATTAGGATTAATATAGCGAATTGCTACTGGTGCAATGGCACCAATAAGCGACCAAGCTAGGTCCAATGGGTCAGTAACTCCTGCTAGATATAGAGTAGTTCCTGCACCAAGTACCGATCGTGCATATGAGGCCAACAAAGCCTTTAGTTGTTCATTCATTTTATTTCTTTCTTTTTGTTTACCATAATGTCCATTTATTGGCATTAAGCATTTTATCATGTTGATCACAGACATTTATGACTTTTGATTCATCCTCATAAATTTCTGTTGACTCGTCTTCACAACCAGATATTTCACAAACCTTATAGCTATAGTCGTCAATTTCAGCATTGTCTTTTACTCCAAGCATTCTATCTCCTTCTATGGTCCAATGACCAACTATTAGTCTACCATATCTTGTGGAAGCATTTCCTTTAGTTCTTTGTATGCCTTGCTAATTCTAGTCAAAGCATCCTTGCTTGGCATATCCATACTCAAAATGCCATAAGTATCTGCATAGTCTAAGTCTGGAGATATCTGTTTGTCGAACTTCTCAAAGGCATCCTGAACATCTTCTATGTACTTAAATGCCCACTCACGTGAGTCTGAGACGAACTTTAGGAAGCCATCGGAGTTCTCTATATTTTTTAATTCATTGTCCTTGAGGGCCTCTTCTAGCCTGTCTAGGATTATTGAATTATCAATCTCAGATCTCACGTACTTCTCTAGAATATCTAGCCTAGACTTACGCTGAATCATTAGCAATACAAACAAGAATATGCAGATAACTGAGGTAACTACTTGTGCGATAATATCCAAAATCATTCTTCTTTTCCGCCCTCTCTAACAATGAGCACGATTGCTCCATTGTCTTCGAGTGCTTTCTTTACCCTTATCATATATTCTATCGCACTACGCTTCTCTTCGTCAAGCAATCTCATAAAGATATCTTCCTTAGCCTTAACAGTAATAAAGTTATCATTATCAATTAACTGTACCCCAAAATTTTTAGGTGGAGTAATCGAATGAAACGCCATCTTCATAGCATCTGTATACATTACTGCACCTCCGTTGCAGAAAGATTTCCCCATCTGGCGTATCTAACTATTTTTCTTTCCTTAAGGTGTGGCTCAATAGTTGGATGCTCCCAATTGTCTATGGAGATTTCGTTTGCAATCTCGATGGCATGCTCTTCATTATCGGCATTAACAGATATAACATACTTATCATTGATGGTTGCCGATACCTCGAACTTCCGACTGCCAGTGCCAAACACTTTAGGGCTATCTGAAATATAGAAATCAAAGACTGTGCAGTTACCAGAAATTGAAATAACTGCATCGCCCGAAGCTAATACTATGTCTCCAAACACGATGTCGTACGAAACTCCATCATCAATATTTGAAACAGTTGCTATATCTTTTGCAACTATACATACAACTTTGCCAATAGAGTTTTCTGGATCCATAACGATCTTGGCATGGCTAATTTTGCTAGACACTATCTGCATCATGGCCTGTTCAAGCTTAGCTAAATTGCCAACTGACTCAGAGACTATTTCTGTAATTCCACTTATCAGGTAAATCTTTTTATTGCCAAACTTTATGTCTTGAGTAAAATCTGTTTCTTTCATTAGTTATCCATCGTTAAGTTTTTCCATTTTTCGGCCCATTGGGCCTTGGTTCTATGCTTGTTGAATTCTTTAGAGATTCCACCATTTTCCAGATACACTCCGCCCCAGACTCCCCATTCCTTTTGGGATATGCCAACTGCAAAGCAGTGCCTTACTAGTGGACATTCCTGACATAGATTGTCTATGGCAGATCTTAGCGGTATGTCTTCTTCGTATTTATCAAAGAAGAAGTTGGTATCATAATTTCGGCAGGAACCCTGGTCTTTCCAGTCGTTCTTCATGAGCTACCTCACAAACTTGTCTGGTATCTCCCAGCCGTTAGCATTAGCCTCGTGACGCTTCTGCACAATCCATCTACCCTTAACGTATGCCCCATCCTTAGATACAACACCATTTTCTTTGAAATTGCTTTCCACTACGGTCCAGCCATCCCATGAAAGAGCTCTATTGTTTTCTACAATACGCTCCATTTTTTCAAGTGAATTAATTAACATAATAACACCCCTATTGCTTTTTATTTATTTAAACAAGATACTAGGTTTAGTATCTGTATACGCCAACCTCGACATCTTTTGCATCTGCAATATCTACCAGTGGAGACATGGGCTCCTTTGGCTTGCTAAAGAATGCAAAATAGTCTATGCTGTGAATGTTTTTCTCAATCCAGCTTGGCGGAACCTTTACAAGCTTAATCTTTTTGCCACGAGCCTTCAGCCCTCTTTCAGAGACATTCGTAAACTCAGTGGCCATTGCGTTCATTTGTACTGGACCTGCTGAGAATATTTGAATCTCAGCATCGTCCTGATCCATCGAAGACATGGCAGTTCCCATAGCTCTTAGGAATATAGAGTAGTCGTTAAAACCACGTGTTCCTTGAATTGCTATCATCATTGTCTGCGTCCTCCGTTAATCTTTCTACAATAAATATTATCTTGTCCAATTGTACCTTATCCATACTCATTGTGTCAACTGTTCTAGTAGACTCGTTGTCTACAGAATAGTCTTCATTTATGTCAGCTGTATAAAATACGTTATCTCTAATCCAATATGCCTGGCCATCGGCCATAATTACCCTGACAGTCTGAGACTTTTCATACTCAGTAGCCTGGGTTTTCATTACTGGCCTAGCTATGCTATACGCTATGCTTGCAAAAGGCTTCAGAATATTAAAGATGTGACTCTGACTGTAAGAGATTGATACCCTGTTATCTTTTGTAAGATTGCTTTTAATCATGAATCTATAAGCTAGAACCATAATTATGGTGCCAACAAAAAATCCAATTAAATATTCCATAATAAAATTATACTACTTTAGATAGTCTTATTTAGAATTTTTAGCACGTAGTTTTGCTAGGGCGTCAAAGTCTTTTACTTTCGTGTCCCCTAGGTATCCCCAGGCATATCCCTTTTCGATCATCTCATTGTTGATTGAATTACCAGAACCATCTAGGTATACCCAACCAAGGATGCGACCATACTTCTCAGACGAGTCCATCTTCTCAGTCTTAATCACAACGGTCTTAGCGGCCTTAATAGCCTTCTTAAGGTATTCCTTAGACTCAAGGCCCAAGGCCTTCTCTACCTTATCTGTAGTGCGTGACTCTGGGGTATCGATACCAGCCAGGCGTACACGTGAGCTAAAACTAATATCGAACCCTAGGTCGATTACAACGTCGATGGTATCTCCATCTACTACGTTGGTTACTTCTTTTACATAATACTCAAACATCTTTTAATCCCCATCGAATCTTGCTCCAAATGCGTTCATGGAAGAAGTAAATAACTATCTTTACTACGACTTCAATGCTAACGATTGTAGCAGCCATATCTAGCTTACCAGTAACCACCAAAGAAATTAGAAAAGTATTTAGGCTTTGCCAAAATCTGTAGGTTAATGCTTTAGCTATAGATCTTTTTTGTGTCTCTTTCATATACCCATATCTTTGCGTTTCTGGGTAGCAGAAATAGCCTGCAACTCTGGAGACAGATCAATCTTTTCTATTGTATACCCAACATCACGACCATAAACTATACTTTTAAAGTTTGGTGCCTTGATGACTATTGCATCTGGAACGTCTGCCAAAATATTCTTCTTAACATCCTCGAAGGACATTGGATCTTTTTCAGTCATTCCCTGGACATGCCTTACCGCAATTACGGTCTGCTTGTTCTTTGGCCTGGCTTCTTCATAGAGGGCTCTGTGTCCCTCGTGCCATGGCTGGTAGCGACCAAGCATTAGCGTTGAGTCTGCCTTCCAATCAAACAAATTAAAATCAGTAATGATCTTAAAGGTTCTTGTTGCAATCGAGTCATCGTAGTCATTGCCAATTACAGCTATACGGTGATCATAGTGCAGAGGTGTCTCCCAAAGCTTGTTGGTATCCTCGAACCTACTTTCTGTAATTGTATCCATCCAAACAGTAATGTCTGCCTTACCAAAGGCCCTTCTGGTGGCCTCTGTTGGATTAACAAAGTCTACAATGACTGGTTTATCTTGTTTTGCGTCCATCAGTCTGGCAAGCTCTCCCAGCCTTCTAGCATTCTCAATTCTGTCATCGATCGAAAAGCCAAGATCTTTATTAAGACCATTGCGAATGGCGTCAGCATTTATATGCAGTCCATTAATTCTATCTCTTAGTGCATCTGCTATTGTGGTCTTACCGCTTCCTGGCAAGCCAATAATTTGAATTATCAATCTTTTCCCTGCAATCTATTTTCAACTAATCTATCTCGCTCATCTAAAATATTATAAGCAAAGTTCATCATCTTTTCATACCCAATAGTGCTGTCCATAATCTTATTGTAATGATGGTTGCAGAACACAAGGTCTCCAGTAACTCCTGTTACCTGGACATACGCCTGTGCCCCACAACTATCACAACGATCGTTGGCAGTGAGTACCCACTCTACTGTCTCTGTCACTACTTATCCGTTCTATAAAATCCACTACCCTTGAAAACAGGGTTACTCATTGAGTATACTCTACTTAACCTGTTACCGCAAGTCTCGCAAAAATATCCTGGATCTGGATCTGATATGCCCCGAGAAATAGTTTTAGACTTCTCACACTCTCGGCAAATATATTCGTATGTTGCCATACTAATCTCCTAAATTTGATCTAATTTTAAATTTGATGCTTGTATTGATGGAATAACATTAAAGAACTTTCTTCCATCATTAATTATTTGGTCTTCTAACATATCTTTGCCATTCGACAACCATCTATAGCATGCTTTTCTAAAATGAAAATTACAAAAATAAACATAGTAATCCTGTTTTTCATTTTCCGAAAGGTTCTGCAATAATTTTTGCAAAATCCTAACGGTTCCCTGATCTCCGCATCGACACTGCTCAAAGGACTGATAATCCAAGTCTTCCAATTCTGCAAATGTGGTTACGATATCATCTCTTTTATCGATGACAACCTGCTCGACATCTTCCCATAAATGTGGTGTCAGGCCCAGGGTGATCTTTTTTTCATATTCGTAATGAAAATCGCAAAGATACCTCTTCCCCCTGGACCCCTCCAGATAAACAGAAGCTGGTGCAACACAGGACGTGTTGGCCCCAATCCTGTCACTATGGTTTATGAGACCATAGGTTTTTTCTGGCAAGACCATCATTGGATCAAATGACTGGCATAGCTGACTACCAAACATGTCTGACGAAAGACTATCCAAGCTTCTTGCCCCATCGAGCCCAAGCACGTTCATGCAAGTAGTATGCCGTTGACTCCCAGCCCATATAGATCAAGGCTCCTAGTCCAGCATACTCCCATTCCCCAGTGAAAAAGTATATGACACCAGCAACGAATGATACGTGGACTAGCTGCCAAGTTATACTTTTAACAATGCTCTTCTTTTTAGAGTCTGACATTATCTATTTGCCTGTCTTGCAGCCAGTCTCTGAGCCTCTAGCTTGGCAGCCTGATCCTCATCGTGAGTAGGCTCAGGTGCTACAACATCGTCTGGTGTAGCAACTGCAGCTTCAGCAAGGGCAGCTTCCTTGGCAATGAGTGCCTTGGTAAACTTAATTGGGTCTACATAACCCTTACCAGTTCCAGTCCAGACATAAGTCTTTCCGACACAAATTTCCCAGTGTAGGTGCTTTCCAGTAACCATACCAGTTGCCCCCATCTTACCCAAGACGGTTCCTGCTTCGACTCTCTGCCCAACCTTGACCTTTAGAGATCCCTTTATCATGTGGTCATAGTTTGAAACATAAAACTTGCCGTCAATCTTGTGTTGAATCATAACGTGATATCCGAAGCCACCGACAGAACCATCTGGGTTCTTGGTCTTTGATGGTCCAGCAAAAATTACCTTTCCGTCATGGAATGCCTCAATGTAGATAGTCTCTGCAGGACCCCATAGGTCAACTCCATTGTGGTGCTTCTTTGTCTTTTCTACTGGGTGTATACGCCATCCATATTCGGATGTGACCTTATACTGCTTACCTAGTTTTCCATCTATTGGAAACTGTGTCTTAGCCATTTTGCTTCTCCTTATTCTTCACCATTAGAGTGAATCATTTCTTTCATATTGTGGTACCAGTGTGGCATCGAATATCTCGAACCACTTGTTATTGGATAAACCTCATGCACATACAGGAAGTTTGCTGGGAAAAAGATTATGCTTCCAGCTTCTGGCTTAATCTTAACGCCAGACTGAGCAAACTCAATTTCTCCACCCTCATAATTATCATTTAGATACATAACGCTAGATAGGACACGACTGCTGACACCCTGGTCCTGATGTGCAGGGAGGTGTCCGTTCTGCTCATATCTTAGCAAGTGAATACTTTCTTCACGACTTTTTATGTTCTTTGCTGCAAATGGATACAAAACGTTTGTATAGTGAGCAAAAGCATTGTCTAGAGATGAGTAAAGCATGTCTGCAACAGCCTTCATCTCTTTAGAATAGTAGTCATCTGAACTAACATTCTTAGACTCTGGGAAAAACTTTTGCCAGTTAAACGTCATATCTCCGTAGGTCCATGCATTCCATGCCTGGACGTCAGTAGGACTATCTCCGTGCTCCCCAGCACTAAATCGCTTATCGACATCATTTACAGTATCAATAATGAACTGTGGATCTGGTATAGCATTTTTATAATAAACTAAACCAAGATCCAATATCCTATAGTCCAAACTCATCTAATAATCCTTGTCTTGTAAGTCTTTTCCCATTCAATTATATCAGCTTCGTCATTTAGCAATGGCTGGCCTTTTATATTTAGACTTGTGTTAAGAAGAATAGGAATACCTGTTTCATTATAGAACATTTCTAGCAATTTGTAAAGCCCTGGATGCTGTTTAGCATTTACAGTCTGTACCCTCGAAGTGCCGTCAAAATGGACGACAGAGGGAATTAGGCCTGGCTTAAGGCATTTAGGTGTGTATTGCATGTAAGGGCTTGTATAGTCCATATCGAACCATTCAGAGGCATATTCTTCCATGACCACTGGTGCGAATGGTCTGAATAGCTCACGCTTCTTTATCTTGTTAACCTTATCCTTTATGTCTGGATCACGTGGATCAGCCAGGATGCTTCTATTCCCCAGAGCTCGAGGACCATATTCTGCTCTTCCAGACGCAACTGCCGCAATTTGATTAGTCATAATCTCATTGAAGATGGCCTGCACTGGGTATTCTCCACCAAGGTCGTACCCAAGATATGGTCCTTGCCAGTCTAGATGTTTACCATGCATGGCTGCGGCTGCCCCTAAAGAGCTGCCTGCATCTCCTGGATTGGGCATAATCCAAATGTCTGGGAAAATATCCCACAAGATTGTGTTAGCCTTACTGTTAAGAGCACATCCACCCATAAATACCAGGTTAGGACTGTCTAGCTCCTGTCTAGCTACATACATAAAGTCCCATAGCCTATCCTCGTAGACCTTTTGGACAGCGGCGGCGATATGGAACTTATCATTCTCAGTAATGTTCTGGCCCCAGTCATAAATGCCCTTGTGAAAATTATACTTCTGCTCGTAAACGGATGGGAAGTACTCAGAGACTTTATCTAAGTAAAGTTCTGGATCTCCATAGGCTGCCATCCCCATCATGATATACTCTTCCTCGTTTGGCTTAAGGCCTATGAGTTGAGTGAATGCGGAATAGAATAGCCCAAAGCTGAATGGATAGCTCCATTTTTTGTGCAGCCTTATGTCATCCCCATCTCCAATCCAAATGCTAGATGTAGTAAATTCACCGATAGCATCTAAAACAACAATAACTGCATCTTTAAATGGGCTTGTGTAGTATCCTGCTGCAGCATGAGAGTAGTGATGAGAAAAGGATTTCTCTGGTAGCTCAGATACCCACATCCCCTTATACTCTGGCTGACTGCCACCGAACCCACCACGCAGAGCAATCCTAAGCTTTTTCAGCCAACGCTTTTCATAGTAAGCAATCTTTTCTGGAGTTCCATACTTATATAAGTCTCTAATTAGTTTAGGATTAGTAAACCAATCATTCTTAACTTTGCTATACCGTTCAGCATGGCCAGCAAACAGTATTTTGCCATTGTCTACAAGAGCTACTGCGGCATCGTGAGTTGTCTCATTTATACCCAAGATCTTCATCTTACTCCTTATTGTATGGATGCTCTAATGCCTGCCAGGTTCCTGTTTCATCGTGGGGATGAAAGTCTGGATCTGCATGCTCTGGGATGCTTGTGTGCATATATAGGGCAGTGTGTCTAGCACCACTAGTTATTTTAGTTATGCCGTGAATATATTCAGAACCTGCTGATGGAAAGAACACTGCAGAATACTGTCGTGGCTTGTACTCAAACCCCTGATTAGGGAAATAAATTATTCCACCCTCATACTCAGCTGGATCATTTAGGTAGATGATAGTGCTCCACTCAATGAATGGCTCTGGACCCTGTGCGTCTAGGTGTAGGTCACCCTTCTGCCCTGGCTGCCACCAAGAACCAAAAGACTTAAATACGTAGATCGGATTCAGGAAACCGTTCTCCTGCTTGTGGACATCGTTGGACTTCTTGCCATACTTTATCAGCAGATCCATGACACGCCTATTGTATGGAAAAGCTGTTCCACCATACCTGTTCTTGTAGTACTCTGGGTATGGGTTACGCTCTGACGGATTCTTCTGTTCGTCGATTAATGCCTGTGCATCTTCTGGTGTTATAAAGTTATCTATTACTTTTATTCTGTGCATCTTTTCCTCCTACAATAAGTATATCAATAAATTGCTTTTACGCTGGATATAAATTTTCTAGCATCTAAGTTCTGGAACTTTAGCTCGTATGGATTATAGAGCACATCGTTTTTTGGATATTGTAATGGAGATATCTCTTTTGCATCCAGCCCAAACTTAGACAATAATCTTTCTCCATCTGGAGACCTAAGCATCTCTACAGCATCATTATAATTATGATTAATTGAGAATGGGACATATAGGGTTTCTATGGTCCTATGTCCAAGGTTTGAATAAGTTTGGCTAGGCAAAGAGTAGATGTCTACCCCAGCCCTCGTAAAGTTTACGGACAATGCCTCTTGCTCGCCGTTGTATTTTAAAAAGTGTGGGTATGAGACGTTGGCCCAAGTTTCTAGCTTTGAAAATATAAAGTTTCTATCTATATAGTTTGACATGGTGACCTCATCACTATCGGCATATGCTGCATCGATGAAGTTTTTATTCTTAAAAGACAGGGCTAGCTTTCCATTTCCAGAAAGTACCGCATGTCCAGACTCTATTAGATCTATGACCTTGGTGTCCCACCCATCAGACAGAACTATATCGTCGGACATTATAAGCACGTATTTTGCCGTAAGGTCATTATAAATTGCGTGTGCCTTGTATTCGCATGGGCTGTGAATGATATCCCAGATTATGTGAGTATAGGATATTCTTTCATCCATAAATAGTGCAGACCTGTCTATAGGATTCTGATCAAACACTGTAATCATAAAGTCAGACTTTGTGTGCTTTAGGATGCTATCAATAACTATCTTTAGATTCTTATTCTTATAAGAGTATATTAAGATATCTATTTCAGGATTCATGGCTTTTCTTTTCTAAGTAATCCAAAGAACTTCTTTCTCCATGCTGTCTTTTTGTAGTATCCATACAGCATCGACCTTCTGTTCTCTGCCATGTACTCGTGCTTATCTAGAGTCTCTGGTGCCCTATCTACGTTAAGCTCCCAGTCATCACGCTTGAAAGGAATCATCTGCATTATAGGAGTTCCCTTCGGAATAATACCCTGGAAATCTCTTTGTAGAAAAAATGTTATGAATACTGGAAGGCCCCATATGTCTGAGTCAACGATTCCTGACTGAACGTAGAATGGCAAGTCATACCTATTCATTGGGTGAGTAATTAGTACAGAGTATCCTGGTGGTGTCTCATAGTACCAGTTCATTCTCCAGCCGTAGTGTATTGGGTGACAGTTGTTTGGAACTGGCAAGTCAATGATTGGCCTCTTGTCAACTAGCATAACTTCACCATTCCAAGATAAGATTGGCTTGCCATCATCGTCAATGTCTACATGTAGGTCATCCTCTAGAACATAATGATACCCTGCAGTAGTGGCGTCAAAGAATGGCATGCACATCTTAGTAGACACCTGGGCACCATCTGTGCCTAGATTGTTCTGTGGGTCCAAAGTGATGTCATCATTAGAATCTTTAAACTTTGCTAGCGTTCTGTACCACTCTGGCATATTTTTGTATGCAGGCACTGGTGGCAAGAGCTTCCCATCTGGCTCTGGCAGTGCAGGAACAAAGGTAATCTTTTGTGGATCTTTCACTACTTGTAGTCTTTCTTCGACCTAAACTTATCCTTGTATCCATTGGCAAACATGCTTCTAACACTAAGCCTCTGCTTAGAGATAACGTTAGACGACTCTTCAATTGATACCAACTCTGACTCCCAGTTGTCTCTCTTGAATGGGATTACCTGAATGAGTGGAGAGCCTTGCTTGATTACACCCTTAAAATCTTTTTTAACCAAGAAGGATAGGTGCCCATCAGTTACAAACTTATCAGTGTCTACTATTGCACTCATTGCAAATAGTCCAGAGTCTTCTCTATGAAATGGCTGGCAGAACATTGCACTGTATCCGTCTGGAGTACCCACAGACCAGAATGGCATAACCCTAAACAATGTTTTATGATATAAAGATGCATCTATTGGATAATCCGAATATTGTTCTGGTGCATGCGTTGCAAACATGTCTGACTGAAACTGCTTCATTGTCAGTGGCACTGAGTAGGTCAGCTTCTCTGGGTCTGTCGCATCTATAAATATGTCACATGGTGCAACAATGATATAGCCAGAAGTCAGTATGTCGAATACTGGCATGCACTTTTTTACCGTGGCATTCACCGCACCGTGAGGAATGGTCTGATCATAGTTAAGGATGCCCTTCTGAGATCTGTACCAGTCTGGCAAAAACCTAGAGGCTGGCGTAGGTGGTGGTGCAAACAAAGAGGTGTCTTTGTTAAATGGATAGAACTTAATCTTGTTCATAGAATTCCCTTATCTTTTCTACAAGTATATCATCTGCCTGAAAGACCATGTCGAACATTGGTGATCCGATCTTTATCTTCCCAAATTCACTACTGACCATATGGCTGCCTACACGCTTAAACCTAAAAGGAACAAACTCTGGCTCCACAAAGTTTACGATGTCTGGAAACTGTGCAAGCCTTTTAGTAACTGGATATATTGTGAATGGCCCAGATTCAGCTGGCTGAACAAAGTTTACCAGTACGTTTGCGTCTATAACCCATGGTGTATAGAATGTGTATGCTGGATCAAAGCACTCTGGGTCACCTGGAAACGTCATTGATGTCTGATAGTATTGCCTCATATGTGGCCTATCTATATTTCTAAATCCGTGTGAGTTTTCTAATAAAAATATTTCAGCATGGTTTCTCTGCCTGAGAGTGACTATGTTATTGTCTATACCGATTAACTCTGGCATGGGATATAGATTTTCTACATATCTGTTTATTGGTTTTATGGGTGAATCTTCATACTCGATACCGCCATAAGAAAGCCACTTGCCTGGAATTTTAGACTTAACAGATAGGTCTAGGAACTTTGGATCTATCGATGTTTGCCATACATTAAAGTCATAGTCTGCTTGCATAAATATATCCTCTCGGAGCCACCTGTCAGGATTGAACTGACGACCTGCTCATTACAAGTGAGCTGCTCTA